AAGATCTAAAGTAAATAGATCTAACGATGATCTGATTAACGATAATCTGATTAACGATAATCTGATTAACGTTAATCAATCTAAGTTAAATCTAAAAGATATGTCGACCCGCAGTGTCGAAAACAAGCTCGCGGCAAAGTATCCAGATAACTTTAATTTTTTCTGGGCGATATTTACCCCAACGTTGGGAAGTAAGGGTAGCAAGTCCGAAGCATACCGCGAGTGGCAGAAACTTAAATTTTCAGATTCAGATGTTGCCGCTCTCCTTAAGATTTCCCAATCAGAATACCGTCGCAAACTTGCGCTTCGAGCAACTGATCAATTCGATCCTAACTTTCCTCACGTTTGCCGAATTCTCAAGCGCCGCTTGTGGGAAACATGGGCCGAGGAAGCGCGTCCCCCAACGTCCAAAAAAGAAATCATGATATGAACATCGACAGAATCTCAGTCTCAGATTTTTCTCAGGAGCATTTAAATTCTGTTCTGGCTGAAAAAACGCAGCACCGGGTCAACTGGCTAGATCGGCACAAAGACACAATCTTAGCCGACACTAGCGAAAGCGTTGCGCTCCAGGGCATTCAGACACCCTGGTCAAAACTGCAAGATAAAGTGGTGCTCCAGTTCGGTTGTATCTCTACCTGGATAGGCATCGACGGTCATAAGAAATCGTCAGTGCTCAATCAGATTGTGGCATTTGCCGCAAAACAACATGTGGTTGGCTTGTGCTCCCTAGAGATGGATGTGCGATCTATCGGAGAGCTCCTATGTAAGCAATCGCTGGGCGCGACGGACCCGACTAACGAGCTCAAAGAACAGTACCTGGATTGGTCGGCAAATCGGATATTGGTCTACGACCACGTTGGTACAGTTAAGCCGCTAGAGGTTTACGCCTTAATTCTGAAAATGGTGAGAGATTACGGCGCGCGATTTATTGTCGTTGACTGTCTCCAGATGGTCGAAGGCGTTTGCGGCGACAATGAAAAAGAGCGTGGGTTTTACGCAATGCTCGTCTCCCTGGCTAAAGGCTTCAACATTCACCTGGCTGTCGTACATCACGCCAGGAAGCCCGAGAAGGGCGGCGACGAGTATGTGCCTACCCGGTTCGATGCGCTCGGCAGCGGCGCTATTTCGCAGCTCTCAAGCATTCTTGCCATCGTCTGGTCAGACAAGAAGAAACAACGGCTTCAGGAGCTCCAGAGGATCGGTGAGCATCTTTCAGATGAAGACCTAGAGCATTTAAGTAAGCCAGACACTAAGCTCGTTATTGCCAAAAACAGGCACATTCCCTGGGAAAATACTGTCGGGCTCTGGCAGCACCCTAGTCGGCAATTTGTTGGTGGGCCTAACCTCCAACGTATTCATTTTGAGATGAACTAATGGACGGCGAACATTTCAGAATAAGTCGCCGGGATCAGTTGAAACACCTCAACGATCTCATCGAGGAAAGCCTGAAACAGAGCGGCGAGCTCATAATCACCATATTCGATGCCAGGAGGCGCTCTGGGCAACAAAACATGCTCCAGCATGCAATGTATCGGGAGATTGGTAAACAGCTCTACGGCGGCGATATGGAGCATGCGAAGGCTGAGTGCAAACTCACAATCGGAGTGCCCTTGCTGCGGGTCAGCAACGAAAAGTTTAAAGAGCTGTATGACAAAAATTTTAAAGCAGGGCTGTCATTTGAAAGGAAGCTTGAGTTGATGGCTATAGTCGACATCAGCAGTCTTCTGTCTGTGAGCCAGGCCAATGAATACATAGGGCAAATATATGATCGATACGCCGAAAAGTTCTCCTGGTCCGACTTCATCTCGCGCAGTCAAAAGGCGCTCGCCGAAAAAGAAAAAGAAAAGAGGGGTTGAGGGATACACCTACTCACGTTTGGTCGATGAGATCGCCAAAAAAATGCAGCGCATGGTAAGGCTTAAGGCAGCGGATGAAAACGGCATGGTGACCTGCGTACCCAGCGGAACCCGAGTTCACTGGAAAGAGGCCCAGGGAGGGCACTTCATCTCGCGTAAGCACCAGCGCACAAAAATTCTCGAAGAAAACATTCACCCGCAGACCGCACACGAAAATTTGTGGCTGATGAAAGACTCTCTACATGTCCTGCATTACCGACGCTGGATGATCGATTTTTACGGTGAAGATTATGTCGAGTGGCTAGAAGGGGAGGCGAGAAAGCCGCTAGATACTCCACGAGCCGATCTGATCTTAATGTATTGGGAAATCGTGAATCGCAATAAAGAGCTCGAGAAAAACCTCGAAGGAATTCAGGCGACCGATGAGCAAGATTACTAAAGAGTACATCGATGACTTAGTGAATATCTGGCTCGACCAGGTACAGTCGATTGAGCAGGGCTGGCCCTCCAGTTCAACACTCTCGCGATTTGCTGATTACGCTGGCAGCTTCCAAGCCTCAAGCATTGTAAATGGCCTAGAAATTTATGTTGATCGGCAGCATAAACGCGACGCAAGGTTCGCCGACATTGATTTGGCACTGACAGAGTTAGAAGAAAAACGCGCACTAGCGATTATCGCCAAGCGATTGTTGCAGGGAATAAACGCAGACGGCAGGGCATACACAAATGCCGACAGGGCGCGCATGGTGGGGATGGAAGTCCGTCAGTACGAAAACAACCTAGCGGCTGCGTATAAAGATCTAGAAAAGACACTGACCTTGCTAAAAAAAAGACAGGCATACACTACATATTTGCAGTGAGGGTTGCTACCATTTTGATATTGTGGGTTTGTGTCGGTCTTATAATCTTTCCCTTGAGATCAAGACATCCCGACGGCGCGGCTCACAACCTACTTAGAGATCCCCAAATGATTCGAGAACTCCTAAAGCGCCAGGAAGGCTTGCGGCTGCATCCTTATCGCGACAACGGAAGCCTATCCATTGGCTTCGGTCGGAACCTAACGTCGCTAGGGATTACTGAAGCAGAAGCTGAAATGCTACTGGAAGCAGACATTGAGCGGGTCGAAGAAGAGATGGGCGCTTACGATTATTTTAGTGGCCTATCACCCGAGCGAAAGGCGGCAGTAATGTCTTTAGGTTATAACTTAGGGGCGACCCGGTATGCGTTATTTATTAATCACCATTCAGCGATGGCTAAAGGTGATTACGAGGAAGCGGCTAAAAACATCTACCCCGACTCCCTCTACGCAGAACAAGTCCCAAACCGCGCCAAAGAAATCGCAGAGATACTCCTCACCAATGAAATATGAGGTAGCGGCGACAGTCGACCGTATTATTGACGGCGACTCGATTGAAGTTACCTTATCGCTCGGCTGGTCGATGTACCACAAAACGAGTATTCGCTTACATCATGTGGACACACCTGAAATGCGTGGTGGTACAGGCATCAGCAAGGCGGCTGCTCGGTTAGCAAAAGCTCACGTTGAAACACTCGTCCCGGTCGGCTCTCAGATTGTCATCGACAGCAAGGAGCTCGACAAATTCGGTAGGGGTCTGGCGATAGTCACCACCGCTGAAGGCGTGAACGTTGGCGAGGATCTCATACAAAGAGGC